TTGTCAACCTGGGCCATTTATCACTGAAAAAACTTGGAAAAGTATTTTGAGTTCAACTGCATTTATATCTGTAGGACAGGCCTATGTGTATCGTTGGTTAAAGTCGTTGGGGCTAAAGTTTGATTACGGTCTACTGGATTTAGGATTTGACGAAGACACAGGCAATCTCACTAGACTAGAAAAAATTGTAGCCTTGGTTGAATCTTTGCAATCATGGTCAGCTCAGGACCTGTATGAAATGACTCGAGACAGTGCAGAATACAATGCACAGTATGTTCAGTCTCAGGAGTTCTGGAACCTATGCGAACGTACCAACGATTCAGTACATCAAATGTTGGAATCGTTATGATAATTGGCAACCAAAAACCTATTAAAATTATTGGCTATCCACAGTCGTCGATGACTCAGGAGTTTGTCAATGAGATCGTTAAGACACACACTGTTGAAGTAGTAGTTCCTCAAGACTTTAAGCCCAATTCAGAGTATCAGTACATTGTAGCAGTGACTTTTGATTTGGCAGAACGTAGACAAATACTTGATGTAGTTGACCAGCACCAATTAGATTTAGTCACAGTCATACACGACACTAGCTTAATAGGAACAAATCCACCGGCTCAAATTGGTGCTGGTAATTTTGTTTTTCCATTTTCCACAGTGGCATTGGGTGCTCGGACTGGAAGGCATTGTATTATTGGTCCTTACAACTTGATTGGTCACTATAGTACGCTAGGAGACAATTGTATTACCAGACCCGGGGTTGTTATATCAGACAAATCAACAGTGGGCAATAACTGTGTGTTCAACATCAAATCAACTGTAACTAACAAAGTCACTATCACAGACAATGTAGCAATTATGGGACTGTCCAATGTGGTCAAAGACATTGAGCTACCTGGACGTTATACTGGATCCAGTGCTAGACGAGTGGGTGATTTTTAAACACTGAAAATTCTGTCAGAGGCTTGTAATCTTGCCAGCCCCAGGTACGTCCTGGATCTGTAGCGTGTAATTGATCAAACAACAGTATGCCACGTGCAGCATCTTCTGGAGTCATATAGTAATGATATCCAATGCAATCTACATCGTCTTCAGTCCATAGCAAAGTTCGATCTCTGCCATCTCTTACCAACTTTTGCAATTGATTGTAGTGTGCTAAATTGTCAGTTAAGATCATTCCACCGCGACCTATAGGGATATGTTTTTTGAATTGAAAACTCAAACACATCAAGGTATTTGGAACGTAGGAATTTTGTTTCCACACACGAGCAGAATCAATTACCGGTAGTGGATCTAGACGATATTGATCTTGCCATAACAGTTCAACAAAATTCCAAGGCTGACGTATTTTTTCCAACATCATTGGCACACTCATGTAGGTGTGCAGTGGAACCTTTACCGGTGTTGTGGATTGATCCAACAAGAGTATGCTAAGTTCAAGTGCGTGTGTGCAACAGTCTGTGGCAATGGCATAAGGTGCACCAAAAAATTCAGCAACTTTTTTTTCAAACAAGTCTACCACTTGCCAAGTTTGATCAAACTTGTAACCACTGGCCTGTAACTGGTCTAGTTCAGTTCTCACAGACACGATGCTAGCCTTTGAATAATTTGTTTGCAGGATTCAATTTCTGAAACGTGATTGATTCCTTGTCCAAGATATACATGTCCGTCAGTTTTGCCACGCATGCCTCTAATCAAGCCCATAGTACCATTGGCATCGTCGGGTCCTTGATAAGGTTCAAATTGCAGTGCGTTTTGTTTGCGTTCAACATTGCCAACTGTGTGTGGAAACTGTGTGAGATCTTTGCTTTGCTTTTTTATAGCCGCTAGTTTGGTTTCTGTACTCAACGGGCTTTCTTCACTCAGTGCTAATACTGTGCCAACTGCCACTGTTTCTGCACCCAGATCCATGTACTTCTTGACTTGTTCTGCTGTGCCTACTCCACCATAAGGTATTAGCATAGCATTGGGTGTTAGTGACTTCTGTTGTAAAAACAGATCCATAACTGAAACATGTCCAGTAAAGCCAGCACTTTCAGAACCTTTGATGCAGAATCCGTCAATGAGATGCTGTTCCATCATAGCAGAGTCGACATTATCATAGATACGTTTGAATACTTTGGTTCCTAGAGCTTTGATTGGCTTCAGTAATTTCAATAAATCAGTTGTGAGTTCTTGTTCGGTGCTGGTGGGTCTAAAAGTATTTTTGTCACCGTAGATGATTTCTATGGTAGGAATCAAATGCGACTTTACAATATCATAGACTGCAGAGTCCTTGTACTCGTGAAGTTCAAAACTTAAATGTATGCGATTAGATCCAGTGGCCGTTACAAAACGATCTAAATCACGTTGCATTAGTTCAGGACGACCGTTGTAGGTCCAGGAACATAAGCTAGGGTATCCGCCAGCTTGATGTACAGCAATAGCCAACTCTACTGTGGAACCTTTGTTCATACAAGCTTCTAGTATAGGATATTGTGATTGAAAAGTTTTTTTTGTCATTTACAGTTGTATAGTGTTTTTAGATAGCTTCTACTGATCTTACCTGGATACTTCAGTGGTATTGTTTCAACATTTTCTACCATGTGCAGTCTTAGATGTGTGTCAAGACTGTACAAAAATTTTTGAATTTCTTGAACATTGCCTTCGCCTACATACAAACAGTTAAGTTCGTTGACACCAAAAATCACACACTCTTTGACAGTTGGAAATTCACGTAATAGTTGTGATTCTAAACTGGAAGGATTAAACTTCTTGCCTTTGATATTTAGTTGATCAACGCTGCGACCCAAAATGCGATAGTATCCTGCTGAATCTTGTTCAGCTAAATCGCCGGTGTCAAACCAATCACGCTTGACCACGCTAGGTCCACGAATCAAAAGATGTCCTTCATTGTTGATTGTGGCATCAATACCGTCAGTTAAGCCCACTGTGCCCATGCGTTGTTCGCCATGCAACGGATTGGTAAAACAATGACTGTAGGCTTCGGTCATGCCAAAGGCTTCGATCACAGGCACACCAAACTTTTCTTTAAGACTCTTGTACAACCAATCAGGCATAGCTGAACTGGCACTGCGAATAAATCTCAAACTGTCAAAATCCAGCTGCGACATGGCCTTGAGTATGTCTGGCACTCCTGTGACAAATGTAGGATGATACTCGGGCATGTTTCTCAAATTGGCCACAGTAATAAAGTGTGTTTCGCAACCAACTTTTTTGGTCATCCAGTAAAATGCTTGACCGTGTGCGTGCCACAGTGGCATGATACCTACGTATCGATCATTGGCTGTGATTTCATAACTTTGTATCATACGATCTATACAGTGATCAATTTGATCCTGACTGAATGAATAAAACTTACTGTCGCCAGTGGTTCCGGACGTGTAAGCAAATACACGTTCGTTTGGATAATCGCCACCGTCGCGATGCTCTACACCGCTGGCAGTGATTTTCATACTCCAGTCACAGTGATCCAATAAATATTTTTGACGAGCTGGTGTGTTGTCTGGATTCACAGTCATAACACTCCAGTCTTTTAACTGATCATAGTAGTTCCAGGGATTTGGTACAGATAATACGGCTCTTTTCATTGCAATACTTATTGTGCAAAATCGTTGAACTATAAATTTTACTGAAAGGCATCAATGAAAAAATTACTAGCAGTGTTTTTGTCGTCCATTTCGTTGTGGGCCACAGCCGCTGAAACCATCAAAGTCCAAACTCCTTACACTGCCAGTCACAGTGGCACTGGCATCATGTTGAAAATTTTAGAAACAGCCAACCAAATGCAAAAGTCCTACACTTTTGTTTTGGAATTCAAACCCGGCGGTAATCAAACCATTGCGGTTCGTCAAATGGATCAAGAACCCAGTCACAGTCTGGCTATTATTGCAGCTTCATTTGTGGAAAATGTAGAAAATGGTCAACTTGTTGCCAAAAACTATGTTCCAATTTGGTCGTTAGGCGATGCTTGCTGGACAGTGATTTCCACAGTGTCTTCTCGTTCCGGTGTAGTTGGTCTACAGTCTGCACAAGAACTAACAGTGGGAACAGTGGGTTTTGGCAATGCCACCCATCTCACTGCCTTACAAATCGGCAAACGCTACAACATACCAGTACGACTGATTCCATTTAAAAGCAACTATGACGCTGTGGTCAACATGGCCGGCAACAATGGTGTAACTTTTGGCATTGATACACCACAGGCTTTTGAAAATCTACAATCTCGCAATACACAAATGCGAATGTTGGCTGTGAGCTGTGGCAAACGTTTGCCAGAATATCCAGAAATCAAAACACTGCAAGAGCAAGGAATTCAGGCTCCGTCGGTGATCAACATTGTGATTGCCAATACATCTATGCCGGAGATTCGGCGTCAACAACTGGCACAAATTCTTGAAAAAGCTGCTGACCAAATTGGAGAAAACGAAATACGCCGAGCCAGTGGATTTAGCCCTCCCCAATTTAGTCAAATCAGTGCTCATGAACATTTTACCAAAAGCATCGAACTGATTGGACGTTTACGCAATCAGTTCAAAAGAGAAATTTCACAGTCACAATAATGTTGACAACCATTTAAATATTGTATATACTACACAATCAAAGGAGAATTAAATGTCAAACAATCGCGTATTCACAGCAGAACAAACCAACAAACTCAATCAAGTGATCAATGAAGGCATGCAGGTCATGCACGAAATCGAAACACTTACTGGTGGACTCAATGACACTGTCAAAGCCATTGCCGAAGAAATGGATATCAAACCAAACATTTTGAAAAAAGCTATCAAACTAGCTCACAAAGCAGAATTTGGTCGCGAACAACAGGATCACGAATTGCTAGAGCAAATTTTGACCACTGTAGGCAAAACACTATAAGTACTGTTTTACAACAGCGAGTCGTTGCCGTAAGCAACATGAATCATGGTCAAGCCGGCCATAAACGGAGAAAAATTTGAGTTATGTAGATGCACTATTTGATCGTGAACACGATCGCATACATGTAGTTGAACGGAAGGATGGCGAGCGTCGCTATCAGGAATATCCGGCCAACTACATTTTTTATTACGATGATCCCCGCGGAAAGTTTACTTCAATCTATGGTACACCTGTAGCAAGATTCAGTACTCGTAACAACAAAGAATTTCGCAAGGAAGTTCGCATACAGTCAGGCAAACAACTGTATGAGAGCGATATCAATCCTATATTCCGTTGCTTGGAAGAAAACTACAAAGGACAAGACGGTCCTCGATTGAATGTAGCGTTCTTCGACATCGAAGTTGATTTTGATCCAGTAAAAGGATTCAGCCGTCCGGAAGATCCATTCAATCCAATCACAGCTATATCTGTTTACCTGGGTTGGGTAGATCGATTGATTACTTTAGTGGTTCCGCCCAAACACATGAGCTGGGAAACTGCACAAGAAATCTGTGCAGAATTCCCAGATACCTTGTTGTGTGAACGTGAAGAAGACATGCTCAACACATTCTTGGATGTGATTGAAGATGCTGATGCACTCAGTGGATGGAACTCAGAAGGCTACGATATACCCTACACAGTGAATCGTGTGACTCGTGTGTTGTCAAAAGATGACACACGCAGATTCTGTTTGTGGAATCAATATCCCAAGGGTCGAACCTTTGAACGCTTTGGTAATGAAAGTCAGACCTATGACTTGATTGGTCGTGTGCATATGGACTATATGCAACTATATCGCAAATATACCTATGAAGAACGACACAGTTACAGTTTGGATGCTATTCTTGAGTATGAAGGGCTGGAAGGCAAAACCAAGTTTGAAGGCACCTTGGATCAGTTGTACAATCAAAACTTCAAGAAGTTTATTGAGTATAACCGACAGGACGTCAACGGCTTGGCACAGTTGGACAAGAAACTAAAGTTCTTGGACTTAGCTAACACACTGGCACATGAAAATACCGTGTTGCTACAGACTACCATGGGTGCTGTGGCAGTGACTGAACAGGCCATTATCAATGAAGCACACGAGCGTGGATTGGTAGTGCCCAATCGCAAAGAGCGTTACAGTGACGAAGACACCCAGGCCGCAGGTGCTTATGTGGCTTATCCACGCAAAGGCATTCACGAATATGTAGGATCTATAGACATCAACAGTCTTTATCCGTCGGCAATTCGAGCACTTAATATGGGTCCAGAAACCATTGTAGGGCAACTACGTCCGGTTATGACTGATCGTTATATCCAAGACAAGATGCGTAGTGGTTCAAGTTTTGCTGCGGCTTGGGAAGGCTTGTTTGGCA